ATAGAACTGTTATGGGTTTTGTTAAACAAAGACTTGTTGCAGCAATTGGCCCAAGTGTTTACGAAATTACCACATCAACAGGTGCCACTGGTCCCCTTGTTGCAGATAAACGTTACACACATCCTGATGTTGATTGGGTTTGGACAGCCGTTGTTGAAGGACCTCAAGCAGTTTATGCTTCAGGGTATCGTGGAACTAACTCATCCATTTTTAAATTCTCTTTAAGTACTGCTGGTGTTATGCCAACACTTACACAGGCTGTTACTGCAGCAGATTTTCCTGATGATGAACACGTAACAGCGTTAGGTGTTTATCTTGGAACCTATATGCTCATTGGAACTAACCGTGGTATACGTGTTGGTATTATTGATGCTAACGGTGACATCAGTTATGGTCCTTTAACTTACGAAAAGTCTACTTCATCACACACTGTATCTTTTGCTTTCAAAGACAGGTTTGCTTACGCAACAATAACTAATGGTATTGATGGTAAGTCTGGTTTGATTCGTATTGATTTGTCACAAGAAACAGAACCAGGTCGCTACGCTTACGCTAAAGATTTATCTTCAGGTGCTACAGGTAATTGTCGTGCTGTTGCTTTCATTGGTGATACAGGGCGTGTAGCGTTTGCTGTTGCAACATCAGGTGTTTACTTCCAACACGCAACGGATAAAGTTGCCACAGGTTTCTTAGACACAGGTTACATTAGGTATGCAACTGTTGAAAAGAAATATTTTAAGTTAATCAAACCAAGGTTTAACACACCAATGTTTGGTACTTGTGCTATTGCAACAAAAGAAATAGATGGTGACATCAATTCCATTATCACTATTGATGGAACAACACCTGCGTTGAACACAGACCTTGCAACAAATGTTACACAACCACAAGAGGAACTTGCTTTCAGATTTATTTTTGCACGTTCATCAACTGACGCAACTAAAGGTCCAGTGTTTGACGGGTACCAAGTTAAATCTCTTCCTGCTGTTAATCGTGCACGTCAGTTAACAATTCCTTTAGTTAACTACGATTTTGAATCAGACCGTTATGGTGTTCAGAACGGTTACGAGGGTCGTGCTTTTGTTAGGTTACAAGAATTAGAAGACCTTGAGGCTGCAGGAGATACCATTGTGGTTCAAGATTTCACTACTGGTGAGCAGGTTGTTGGTTTGATTGAGCAGTTAAGTTTTGAGCGTACAACCCCGGCTGACCGTAGATATTCTGGTTTTGGTGGGATTATGTACGTGTCCATACGTACCGTTTAAAGCCTTTTTAAGGCACGTTTTAGCCCCTTACAGGGTGGTTTGGTGTAGGAATATACCCAACCCCTTGTAGGGGGCTTTTTTTGTTTTGTATATACAACGTATACACACGAAATTTTTTACTATTCTTATACTCGGAACCGCCAAAGCGGTTCCTCGTTAACGGGTCGCTCGCTCATACTCACCGGCTCGCTCCGAGTATAATCGTATTGTCAAATGATTATCAACCGACACGCTTATGGCGTGTCGTTAACGAATTACAAACCTGTGATATTGTGAACCTTATGGAACCAATAATCGGGCACAGAAGTTTCTCATCATTTACCTCCTGGATGAAATGTGGTAAAGCCTGGCAACTAGAACGCCAGTTACAAGCACCACAAATACCTGCGTGGTATTTCATCGGAGGCTCAGCATTCCACGCGGCAATAGAACAATTTCTAAAAGAACAATATGAAACCGATTGACGAACTTGTCCCTGATGAATCAAAACCAAAATTTGATTTAAGAGGAATACCAACACACATATGTATATGTGGTTGTAAAGTTTGGAATCTTAAAGTAATGTTTGAAGACAACGCAATATCAATGTACTTCCTTGATATGTTTTGTTCCGCCTGTGGTAGCCCTGCTACCGCACCAACAGCAGAGGAATTAGATTGTGAGTAAAGATTTAGCAATCAAGTATTGGACTACCCATTTCCAAACTATGATTGATGAAAAAGCAGCAGCCACAGACACTATCCCTTCTGCTTGGCGTGCTGGCGGTCGTGCCACCAAGGCGTATCCGGAAAAAGAAAACGATATTTGGTGGCAAGACAACGGACCAGGAATGGTTGATAATTTTATTCAATGGTGGAAAAATAATAAATGGTCAGTGTGGAATCACAACGGTGTTTTACAAGTTGAACCAGAATACAATGTTATGTTTGGTGACATACTTGTAAAATCTTTTATTGATTTAGTTGCTGTAACACCTGAAGGTGATATTGTTATTGTTGATTATAAGTCTGGTGTTTATATGCCTGACACAAATATGCAGTTAGGTTTATATGCTTGTGCTGTCCAAAGTGTAACCGGTATTAGACCTACCAAAGGTTACTTCTATAACGCCCGTCAAGGGATTATGGAAGACGGAGGGGACTTGTCGCGTTGGACAGTGCAACTATTCACGGAACTATTTGCACAATTTGAACGAGGTGTACAGGCAGAAATTTTTTTGCCAAATCTTGGAATGATGTGTAAGTCTTGTTCTGTTAAGGATTACTGCCACGCTTACGGCGGGGAGTTGGCAGTAAAGATAGACCCACTTGCCACTCTATAGAGAAGGAAAAGAATGAGCGCAGAAACACCAGGGGTGAAGACACAACTTAACTTCAAAACCTCACAAGGTACATTAGTTAATATTTATCTTTACTCTTATGATGAAGATGAAATCAAAGGTGCACTGACAGCGATTGCTAATGTGACACCGGAGATTAACGCAGTGGAAACACTGTACAATGCACAAGGAACTTTAAAACAAGCCCTTGGTGCTACACCTGTTGAACAACCAAGAACACAATCAGCACCTGCTGATGGTGCAAAATCTTGTAAACACGGTGAAATGAAACTAAGAACCGGTTCATCTGCTAAAGGACCTTGGAAGGGTTACTTCTGTCCTTCACCAAAAGGCACAGCAGACCAGTGCGAACCACAATTCGTTAGATAAAACAAAACTAAATACAGGATACCTTACTAATTAGGAGCAGTTGTGTTAACCATTAAGCAAGCCGCCGTCCGGCATCTTGATGAACCACAACTGCTACCTGATATTTTTCCTTCACTTAAAAAAGAAGGCATCAGATTTAGACGTGGACAAGTGACAATGATTGCTGGTCAACCAAACAGTGGTAAATCTTTGTTGGCATTATTTTATGGCATCAAAGCCAATGTTCCAACACTTTACATTTCAGCAGACACAGATGCCTACACCACATCTATTCGTGCTGCAGCAGTTATCACAGGGCATATGGCAAACACCATTGAAGAATCATTTAAAAACGATGGTCAACAATTTTATACTAAAGAACTATCATCATTAAAACATATGGAATTTTCTTTTGACCCATCCCCAACACTTGACGATGTTGATTTGATGGTTAAAGCCTATGGTGAGAAGTATGGTGAGTGGCCTCACCTAATTATTATTGACAACCTTATGAACGTTAGTGCTTTGCACGACAACGAGTGGACTGGTATGCGTGACATTATGAAAGCCTGCCACCACATTGCACGCGAAACAGATTCAGCAATATTTATTTTACATCACACATCTGAGGCTGAAGGTGAACCAACAAGGCCACCATCAAGACGTGCCATTCAAGGTAAAGTTTCACAACTACCTGAAATGATTTTGACTGTTGCAATGGAACCAGAGTACTCAGAGTTTCGGATTGCTTGTGTTAAGAACAGGTTCGCTAAACATTCTGCGATGGGTGATAAGTGGGTTGCGTTAAAAGTTGATGCTTCCCGTATGAGTTTGAAAGATGAAGACCTTATGCAACAGGCGTTAAGATTTCAAGGAGTGAGAATAGATGGGTAAAGGTAAAGGTTTAAAACCTACACCGGTTAAAGCAAACATTAATGATAGACCAAATGGTAAAGCAAGGAAACAGAAACCTAGGAAACAACGTAAAACAGGTCGCACCGTTGGTGGATATTCTCCTGCAAAGTTAGCGGAACGTGCTAAGAAACGAGCAGGCAATGTCAGCAAAGAATAAAGCCAAAGGTTCAAAGTTTGAAACAGATGTGATGAAATGGTTACGTTCCAAAGGTTACACAGCAGAACGTTTACGACAAGCAGGTGCAAAAGATGAAGGCGACCTAGTAGTTTATGTTGCAGGCACACCATATTTATTTGAATGCAAGGCAACGAAGAAGTTTGATTTACCACAGTTTTGGCGCGAACTACAGGTAGAAGTTTTAAACTACGCTGAGGCTAGGAATATAACTGTTGGTCCTATTGGTTACGTTGTTGTTAAAAGACGCAACGGTGGTATTGATGATGCTTGGGTTATCCAATCATTAGACCAATGGAGCAAACAATATAAACCATAACAAACACGATTTAGAAACCGTGGTTAAACACTACGGTGGAAAGATAAGAACTAGCACAGGGTGGCAAGCCACCAAGTGTGTGATACATCCTGATGCACACGCATCAGCAACCGTGAACACACGGGAACAACTTTACAGTTGTTTTGTGTGTGACCTTTACGGTGATGTGTACGAACTGATTAAGAAAAAGGAAGGGATAGAGTTCAAAGATGCTGTCGCTAGAGCAGAAACAATTACTAACGGAAACCGCAGCACGGTACTACGAAGCACTAAACGCAGAGACAGCCTCTTACCTCAAATCAAGGGGAATAAGCAAAGAAGTGGCCGCTACATTCCTGCTAGGTACAGTGATTGACCCAGCACCTGGGCACGAACACGCTGCAAATGCTTTAAGTATTCCTTACCTGACTAAAGCAGGTGCTGTTGGTATTAAGTTTCGTAAGACTGATGGTGGTCAACCTAAATACATTTGGCCAACAGGTCAAAAGATTGGGATGTTCAATGTTAATGATTTAACTTTGGACACTGAAACAATGTGTATTTGTGAGGGTGAACTTGACACAATTATTTTGTCAGGGATGTGTGGTATACCTGCTGTTGGTGTTGCCGGTGTGACGCAGTGGAAGGACT